AAAACATATCCCATCATTATGGCACTGGCACCAGCCCATAAACCCTTAATAGCGTCTCCGGGAAAACGGATTCCGCCATCTGCTATGATTGTTACATTTTTATTTTCTAGTGCATTTGCACAATCTAATATAGCAGAAAATTGAGGAACGCCAAATCCAGTTATTCGTCGCGTAGTACACGCTGCGCCAGGCCCGATTCCTACGCGAATTGAGTCGGCACCGGCATTGGCCAATCTTATCGCAGCCATTGGTGTTGCAACATTACCAGCAATAATTGTAATGCCATACTTGTCCTTAAGTGGCAAAAGACTCCTAATTGCATTTATCATAAAGATATGATTACCATTAGCTATGTCTAAACATATGGCATTAATTGATCCGTGCTTATGCAGTAATTCTGTTCTTTTAACAATATCACATTTTACGCCAATAGCGCATGCGACAACACCATCCACACCAACTGATTCGCGTATTCTTTGTACTGCAATACACTGTTTTTGTTCTTCGTATTCATCATTAATGTGTCTGGTATATATTCCCATGCCACCAGCATTAGACATTGCTATGGCCATATCTACGCCGGTTATACTATCCATGGGTGATGACACGATAGGTACATCTAGAAACAGGTTTGAACTTATCTTAGTTGATATATCAGGAGCACTGCGAGACGGAATAGCGCATATATCTAAATCATATGGTTCAAGCAGAACATCATTGAAAGTCAAATGAGTATTAGTGTCTATCGCTCGTATCATAGCCTAGTTATTTTCCCTTCATTATCTGTATAGTAGACAGTAATATTGTTGCCGAGTTTAGCAATCATGGACTGACATCTTGCACATGGTTTGGCCATGACTAGTCCACGAGTATTGATTCTCATCACTAACAAAATGAGTTTACCAAAACGCTCAATAGCTTTAGTTCTTTTGATCTTTCTAATCAAGCATTCTTCTGCGTGTTCTGTCCAACGATTTTTGTCCCCGTCAGTTCTGCGGTTATGGGCCACAGCCACTACCCTACCGCTAAGGGTAACGGCTATGGCGCATAATTTGGCTCGCCTCACATTGGCATAAGAGGCGGCTTTTTTCCCGACGCAGACACACCTTATCATCACACTGACTGGACACATCACAATAGTAGTATACGCGACTGATTATTCAGTTTAACGATTATCCCCAGATCCGTGCAATACATTTCTTTTTCGACGGTCCCGTAACTTGTCGACATTCTTTTGTGCAACTTCCTGTAGGGTTAGTCCGAGTTCGCTTGCAATCATGGCCACGTACCATAGAACATCCCCCAACTCTTTAACCATTGTTTCTGTGTCTACATTACCCCCGTTGTCACGAATGGCTTTTTTCATTTTTTCTGCAAGTTCGCCACTTTCTCCTACGAGCCCCAGAATCGTGTATATCAAATTGCGGCCTATGTCCGGATAAACAGCGGTTTGTTTGGCCAAATCCTGATACGTATTCATTGGTAAAAGTTTATCGATGATTGTTGCTAGTTCGTCACGAGCCCTGTTCGCGCATGTTTCTGCGATTTTTTGTGATCCACAACTTGTATCCCAGAATCCGTTATGCGTATTTAGTCCTATCCACCATTCAGTACCACTATTTTCCGCTGGTACGCAGACTACTTCGATAATCTTATTTGACAATTCTTGTCCACTAGTCATTTTATCCCTCGACAATACTATTGGTTTGTTCTATAACAGAAAGACTGCTCTTATTAAACTTCTTTGATATATACGATATTTTCATTGTGATCCACCAAATGTTTTAGCTATCTTATCGATAAATTCATTTAATATGTATCCGCGTTTGCTAGACAGATAATTATGTGGGGCTTCTTATCGTTACTCATTTTGTGGACCGCCATCATTTATCCTTTGTTGCTAAAAACACATTATATATTCGAGTTACCTTATATCCTAGTTTATCAAATTCCTCGGGTTCCCATCCACACAAATGTTTTTCGTATGGATTTTGTCTTTTCTTCTCCATACCACTATTGTCTGAAAATCCAATCGGAGCGCCAATGATTATCTGTTTGGTGGCTATCTGTTCTATCTTGTTAATTAGTTGTTGCCCATCCTCTTTGGTCATATGCTCAATCACATGATGGGCTACGACTAAATCAAAACATTGATCAGAACCCAGACATTTTGCGTCCTGCAAATAATAGTTTCCTGGTGGGCCGTTTTTTAATCGCCAATCAATACAGGTTTGGCAGGCATCTATCCCTGTTATTTGGTATTGTGCGAAACACGACCCCAATATGTCGTGCCCAGGCGCATCGAAAGGCGGATACAGCATACCGCAACCAATATCGAGAATTGTTGATATATCATTTCTTATTGCGGACTTGATAATAGGAATTATGTCTAGGTTACTAATACGCCTTACATTGGGTTTGGCAATCGGCTTTTTCCTGATCACCTTTTTTACTTTGATCCTGTGTATGCTCATGACTTCGCCAGATATTGAGACGAGACGACTTTCAAACACACTCTATTATTTGGCAACTGATCGCACTGTCTTTCGTGTTCTGGAATAATGACTATACCCTCTCGTATATGAGGAGCAAGAGTTGAATTTCCCTCTGACAGTGACTCAAGATCGCCGATATTCAACTCACCCCTATAAATGAGTGGGACCATATCGATTCCACTGTTTATCAGTAGCCTAACACATTCATCGTAGTCTATCCATGCACCATCATTAAGCATTGCAAAGCAAGCAAATTTGAACTCACCGGGTTTTGTTCCATATTTAAGATACTGTGTTGGTCCGTATATTTCTCCATACAGGATTGTATCCGGATGCAGTCGACACCATTGCTCAATTTCCGGATGTTGTTTTGCCGTTACGCACCACCAGTTTTTGTTATCGTCTTTTACCCAGTTCTTTCTGCTGCCCATAAAGAATCGTGCGACACCGTTTTTGTCTGTTGACCAAACGTATCTAGAACTAGATCCGTGTAGCTTTTCGCCAATAATTACTGGTTCTTTGTTGGTAAAAACATCTGGATAGTTTTGCCAGTTCTCGACATCAAACACTGGTACATAAAGATCTGATGGGCAGCTATCAAATGAGGCATAGCTAGATGTTGGCATTGGTGGTTCGTATCGTTCTATCCCCAATAGGTCTACAACATTCGACCCGACAGGAAAACGACTTAATTCATCTGGAACTTTAATCAGAAGCCCCTGGCTAATGACTTTTCGCAGTTTGCGGACACGTATCCGCTCAAATGTCCTACCTTCATTGTCCTTATTTTTTAGGAACGAGAATAAGGGATTGCTCAACGGTACGTTGTAATCCGGCTCTATCCAGATTGCCTTGTCGCCAACGCTAAAATCACCCAACCTGACACAGGTTTGCCACCCCTTTATTCTTACAATTTCAAGCGCATCAGCATTGGGGTGTGGTTCTATTTTATCTATCTCGACGATGCTTACACAGTGATTACTCACAGCAAAATCTCCTGATCTTTACTATTAATGTCTCGTAGTAGTCATAGTACAAATCTATGTAGTCGATTATTTTCCATTTTTCAACAAAAACAGGGTCTTTCATTATGTCGTTCATTATAGGATGATCCGGTATTAGGCAGCGTATCTGTTGTCTAATCGTATCGATTATTTTGGCGTATTCTAGATTAGTTACAATGGTTCCCTTATCTTGCACATATGTGTCGGTACTACCGTAAATACGCTTTGCGTTACGTATGGACACACTTCTGCTGCTCTGGATACTTCGTTCCCACATATCCAGTAACATACCTATGCGTTGTTTGACATCATTTTGGGATGTCATGGTTCTTCCAATAAATTTTCCAGTACCAGTACTCAAGCCACAACAATGCATGTATTGGCCACGCAACAATAATGATCAGAGTAACGACAAGGCGACAGAATGGAGTTGCGAACATCGCTTCCAAAGATTTCTGTTGCTCGATAAAATTGTAACATATACCAAACAATAGGTAGAACAACACGTACATTAGGTTGATTTCAATCGTCATTGGTCTTTTCCTCTTTCCAGCCGCACCATGAGCATGTTCCAGCGGCTACGGCCATACAATAATTCTCCCTACCATTTTTGGGGTCACACGCGAAACACCTGACGAGAAACAGCTTGCCGCTCTTGTCACGGAAATTTGGATGCCTATCTTGATTAATATCACTCGAACTCATTGATGCCCTCCGGGGTTACATAGATCACTGGTTGGTTCCATTCCGGGTGAACTACAGATAGACTACAACAACAACCCACTATCTCAAGAAGGTTAATGCCTAGTTTTGCAAGCTTTGATCCAACACTACAAACGTTATCCCCTTTATCAACCAAGCAGGTTTCTTCGACAGCCACCTTAGCTATTTCGTCTAGCAGTTCACCTAATTGCTGAGTGTCTAGTCGTCTCAACAGGTCTTTTGTTCTATCGTCCATTTTTGTCTATCTCTGTTCTTATCTTATCTAGATATACTTGTGACTGATCAATTCCAATGCAATTTCTCGCTAGTCGATTGGCCACAATAGCAGTAGTGCCAGATCCAATAAACGGGTCCAATATAGTTGCTCCAGGCAATGTATGTCCCAGAATAACTCGTTCCATTAGCCCTTCTGGTATCTGACAAACATGCCATCTGCGCCTTTCATTGAATGTGCCACATACACGAGAAAATTCCCAGACATTATCTGGTAGCTTACCACCAGACTTTGCTCTTTTATCGTTATACTTGGTCTGCCTAGCGGATGGTATTCTTATCTGACTGGAAAATATAGTGTTGTTGTTTAACCAGTAGATCGGTCGGATAGATGGCGTATACCTTGTTTTGCACGCCTGTCCAAATGTCCAATGCCACCAACATCTCTGAATCAACCTGATATTGCATGACGACAAAATATTCTCAATTGTGCCGATCCATTTTTCATTGAACGTAATCCACACCGGACCACTCGTCAGCGACACGGCTTTGCGCAACCATCTCTCTAGTAGGTACTGGTATTCACCGTCTGGCAAATTATCGTCATATGAATCATATTCTAGACCCACATTATCTGGTGGGTCCATTAAAATCATGTCTATATGTCGTGGTATATCTATATTTTCAAATTGCCCACGAATTAATTCTATCATAGCTGAATTTTTCTCCTACCTATATCGCCGGGTTTAATTATCACCGGATTAGGTTTATCTCCAATGGGCAGATCTAGTCTTTGTTTATATGATGAAAGCGGACTAGACTTGTTCTTTATATTGCTTTCATGTGGTATCTTCATGTTATTAGCGAACATATTCAAGTCACGCTTTGCCTGATCGTATGTGTCGTAGTGTCCTATAATTGTATTATTTGATGTATCAATAATTATATATGGTTTGTAATATGGGAGCGAGGCTTTTCTGATTTCAAGTCCTTGTCGCATATTAATATTTACCGTTGGGCAACACGTTTTTTGCGATAAACATAAGTGATTGAGGCGTATATATTAGTGGAGGTTATGGGACTGTGTATAAATCAGTAGGTGTAAAATGAATGAGCACATCAGAATAGATTGTCGCCTAGCGGTTATAGGGTCTGATAAGGTAAACTCGGATGCCATATCTGATTTGGTACAACCCCCTCCATCAAAAGAACAGAAGAAATTGGTTCTAGCCATTATTAGTGGGGATGGTTCCAGTGATCAGCAAAAAACTATTGAAAAAAGCGACACCGATAATAAATGACATAGCACATGGAAACTCTTTGAACGGATCGTTCGCTTATTTTGAATGGGACGATATTGCCCAAGAGGTTTGGGTAATTTGTATACAGGCGCTTGAGAACTACAAACCATCCAAGGGATCTATAGAACATTTTCTGCGACGATGTGTCGCTAATAGACTAAGAAATCTAAAACGAGATAGGTACTTTAGTCCATTCCTTCCCGATGACAAGCACATCAAAGACAGAATCAATATAGTGAACGCTTTGCCAATGGGAGATGGACCGCTTTCAAAAATGGTTAAGTTTATTTGCGCACCAAGTTGGTGTGAGCCATTGGCTACGATAGAGTGTAACGACTTTAAGCAGCGAATCGAGAAATTATTACCAGAAGACACGGTTGATTCGTTTCACAAATTACTTGACGGTTATCAGATTCCAAAGAATCACTTGATAGAGATTAGAAGGATTGCCACTATTTTGTTAAAAAGGGATCAACAATGAAATTGCTAGATAACCCAAAGGCCAAGGAAATTTTTCTTGATGGAATCTCAAATAATATAACCAATGTTGAAATAGCCAAGCGTATCGAAGCTGTCATCGGCCATAAGTTCCATCATGTAACCATAGGGCGATTGCGCCAAAAACTGAAAACTGGCAACAGGATGGCACCTGTTTGTGATAGTGCTAGTGGACACATATTTTCTACGCCACCTGCCAATTTACCATATAATGATAAGGCCGATTGGTTTAGAGAACAATTTCGCAAGAGCCATCTTTATGTCGCACTAATTAAGCAGTTTAACACAGACGAAGTACGTGCTTATATGGAGGAGTACGGACAGATCTGTACCCAGTTTGAAGATATAGTTGTTAGTGAGTATTTTCAGATTGACGACTTTTTGAAACACAGGCTTTTGATTAATCGACAACTTGAAAAAATGAAAGCGTTACAGACTGCAATCTCCGAAATAAAGGGTTTCCTAGAATTAAGTTCTCCAAAAGAAAGCGATAGCAAAGAAGATAAGGCCATTCGAATGGAGAAGTATAAGTTGCTTGGAGACCATAATCGAGCACTGGACGAAGCCAATACACGATATGATAAGCTGGTTGCAGAAAGACAAAAGATATACCAGAATCTTGCGGCAACAAGAAGGGACAGGGTTGATGAACTAAAGACTGGGAACAAAACATTTTTCGATTTAGTTGCCGATATTCGAACCAATGATAAGAGTCGCGAACAACATGGCAAATATGCCGAACTAACGAGATTGGCTACTGACGATATGTTGCAACAGTTCAGAACGACAGTCGAGTTTCCAGATGGACAAAATGATTGTGTCATTCTCGATAGCGAAACCGTTGATGCCGACGAAGACGTGATTACGACAGATGTCGAAGGGCGGGACGATGAATAACTCTGCACTATTCATACTAAACGATAACGTCACAACTAATGTTGCTAGTCGTGGATACGCCAATGCCCTTCGTGCTGTTGGGTGGAAAGTTTTTGCATATCAACCAGTTTGCAAGGCTGATATAGTTAGTATTATTGAACAACTAGATGTGTCGATTATTTTTGTGTCATGTGTATGTGGTTTGCGAAATCTACCAATAGATCTAATCAATAAGCGTAGCATATGCGTCATTATTGAGGCGCTTCCATTTAATAACGACGGATTTTGTCTTGACAACAGGTTTGGATGCGCGACATACGACGACGTTTCTGTAGCTGGCATGATCAATCGCAAGATTGTGCATACGTCTGCGGAACCACATGTATGGGGAAAATATTTTCATAGATGGTTTGACCAGGATATTCCACTGATGCAATTACCAATGGCCGGAGATTCATTGATATCGACCCCACAAGACTTATCTCCAACGCACGGGGTGTCTATAATCGCCAACATGTCTCATCGCATGGATATACTAAGAGAGTGGATTCTTCCGTTGTTGATGAGGATTAGTGGAAGATTGAATACTGTCATCCATGGTGATAATACATGGAATACAATAGGCATAAATGGCGTAGTGCCATTTACTGGTAATCCAGCTAACATTTATAGTCGATCCAATGTTTGTGTAAACCTACACACAACCGATCAGGCAAAAGAGGGTGCGGTGTTAAATGGGCGGACTTTCGCATCGGCTATATGTGGCGGACTACCGATTATCAATACATCGTTGGGTGCCAAGTATTTTGGAAATATGATACCGGTAGTCAGCGACGTGACAGCTTTTATTCAGTTTGTTGAGGCCATTGGTTCTAGACCAGAGGTTCGATTGGGGATAATCAAGTCTCTTGTTACACACACAGCTACGCAGCATAGTTACTTTAATAGATTGGTAGATATCTTTAACGTGCTGGGTCAGAAAAGTATAGTAGACGAGATTAACAGGATTGGATTACAAGCTGCGACCAAACATTTATGGAAAGTGGAATCGTTATTGGAGAGAAAGGAATGATAAATAATTGTTCTATATTAGAAGAAAGGATTTGTCAAGAATGCAATCGTGTATTTTCTGTAAATCCCAACAACAAAAGAGATCGACTGCGTAAATTTTGTTCTGGAACTTGTGCCAAGCGAAATATTGGTAAGCGCAATAAAGGAAGAAAACATACCGACGAGTGGAAACAAAAAATGTCTTTTGCAAATTCTGGTGTAAATAATCCATTTTATGGACGAACACACACAGAACATAGTAAACACATGATAATAGACGGGAATTCGCAACACCATATTGATAGATTAAAAGATGTTCAGCTATCCGATACTGATTTAGAGATTCTTGACGGAATGATGCTTGGTGATGGTCACATAGATATTTCTCAGTCGTCTTTATCCGGTAGATTTTGCTATGGATCATGTTTTAAAGAGACAATTCTTCAAGTACAAAAAGCATTAAGTAAGATTGACTTTTCTCCAATTTGGACAGGAGTAGATAAGCATAGTGGTAATAGTGAATATTTTATTAAATCTCATTCATATAAATTTTTTAGAGATCATCATACTAGATGGTATAATAAAGATAAAACTAGGTGTATACCATATGATATTAGATTGACGCCATTATCATATTATTGGTGGGCGATAGGGGATGGGAAGCCATTAAAATATGGTTTAATATTATGTACGGAACGTTTTTCTAAAAAAGATTGTGAGTTCTTAATTTCTAAATTAGAGAGTTTTGGATTTTCTTGTATATATAGCGAAAATACACATAGGATAAGACTTCGTAGTAAGTCTGCTAAGGCGTTTCTTATGTGGATTAGGCAAAGTGTTTCAATAGGAGAACAATATGAATACAAGTGGAATCAGTGTCGAAAGGAGGATGCCCGTGAACAGGACTAAAACAGCCCTAATCACGGGCGTTTAGTTACGGGTCAGGACGGATCGTTTTTGTCTGAGCTACTATTAGAAAAGGGATACAATGTTTATGGTTTAATACGAAGATCGTCTACAAATACAAAAGAAAGAATAAACCATTTATTAGCTAATCCCAAACTGCATTTAGTTGAGGGGGATATAACCGATGCGTCATGTATGTTTAGAATAATATCTGGAATAAAGCCGGATGAGATATATCACCTAGCGGCACAAAGCAATGTTGGTGTATCGTTTGTTGAGCCATACGCTACATTTCAAACCGATGCTATGGGAACTCTAAATATTCTTGAAGCTATTAGACAAACTAGTAATACTACCAAGATGTATTTCGCTGGAACATCGGAACTTTTCGGAGATGTACGAGAATCCCCACAAAATGAAGGAACCGAAATTCGTCCAAGGTCGCCTTACGCAGTAGCTAAGGCGGCAGGATATTACTCCTGTAGATTATATAGAGAAGCATATGGGGTCTTTGGTTGCACAGGCATCCTTTTTAATCATTCTAGTCCTAGGCGTGGCGAAGATTTTGTTACCCGCAAAATTACTATGTATATTGCTAGACTGCTTCAAGCTAGACAGCATAATAAACAAATAGACAAACTTAAACTAGGGAGTCTAACAGCGCGCAGAGACTGGGGCCATGCTCGTGATTATGTAGAAGCAATGTGGCTTATCCTTCAACAAGAAAAGCCAGACGACTTTGTAATAGCTTCAGGGAAAACATGGTCTATTAAACAATTGCTCGAAGAAGCATTTGGGGTAGTTGGCCTAAACTGGGAAGATCATGTCGGGTATGACGCAGTATGTTCTCGTCCCGCAGATGTAGAACTATTATGTGGAGACGCTTCTAAAGCCAAGAGAATCATTGGGTGGGAACCAAAGACTACGTTTCACGAATTGATACGAGAAATGGTGATACATGATTGTCGTCAAGTTGGAATAGAAATTAATGGGTAACAAGTCATGCCAAGACTAATAATGCCATCATATACTGTGATTCGCGATACACGAGAGAAAGAGTGTGGAAGTTATTGGGAATTTTCGCGCAGTCACCCAACGAAACGCCCGCCGTTATGTCTGGGAACGACCACAGACACCCTGAAAACGGGTGACTACTCTATTCAAAATTATGAACACTTACTATGTATCGAGCGGAAAGCAGGTTTTTCAGAGTTATGGAATAATTACCTGAATGATCAAGATAGAATATTGAATGAATTTATTAGGATGGCGGAAATTAAGTATCGTTATGTTTTAATAGAAACCGATTTAACCCGAGAGGCTTTTGAATTATCGCCATCACAAATTAAAACGCATGTTCCAGGTAAGGCGGTTATCGGTTGGTTAATGAAACTTGGTTCAGAGTATTCTGTTCCGATTATGTTTGTTGGACAGTGCGGTAGGCAGGTCTCAAAAATTATTTTTGATATGGTTGTAAAACAAGAAAGATCATTATGGGTTCCTCAGCAAAAGTAAAGAATAAAAAACAAATAGATAGAATAAATGCGCTGCTCTACGGTGACGAAGGCCGGTACGCATATTTATTCCCAAACAGAGACGATGTTCCTGTTATTACCAACCATCCATTTCAAGATATTGTTCATGATAAGCAAAAGGCAGACGAGTTTGTTATTCGTGCGATACTTGATCCAGAATATATCGGATGGACAGTTAAGTCTATTCTGAACACATCGTTGTTTCCTATGCAGCTTGCTATTCTAAAAACATTGTGGGACCATTCGTTTCCAATGCTCATTGCATCTCGTGGTTCCGGAAAGTCTTTCATATTGGCCGTCTATGCAATATTAAAGGCGATACTTGAGCCAGGATCAAAAATAGTAATAGTTGGTGCTGGGCTAAGACAGGCAAAGTTGGTTTTTCAGTACATAGAAGATATCTGGAGTTCTGCTCCAGTATTACGCAGTATTGTTGGTGGTGGCCGTAAAGCTGGACCAAAACAGAGTGTAGATCTTTGTTACTTTAGGATCGGTGAGTCCGTTATTATTGCTGCACCGATGGGAGACGGAACAAAGATTCGTGGTCTTCGAGCCCATTGTATTATAGCGGACGAGTTTGCTTCGATACCAGCAGATGTATTTGATATCGTAGTTCGCGGATTCGCCGCAACATCAAAAAGTCCAGTAGAAGAAGCACAGAAGATAGCTCTTGATAAAAAGCTAGCAAAGGCTGGTGTTCCCAAGCATGTTCGAGATAGGCTTGTTGGCGACACGCGAGGTACCAACCAAATTATATATAGTGGTACGGCGTACTATGCGTTCAATCATTTCGCCAAGCGATATGAGATGTGGAAAAGTATCATACAAAGTGGTGGTAACAGAGACATTATCGCCGACATTTTTGGCGGCGAAGATAACATACCAGAGCACTTTAACTGGAAGGACTATGCTGTTATTCGTCTTCCCCACAATTGTGTCCAAGAGGGATTGCTTGATCAAAGACAATTAGCACACGCCAAAGCAACGTTACCCACCAATATATATCTAATGGAATACGGTGCATGCGCAGTCGAAAATACACAAGTCTACACTAGTAATGGAACGAAGAGGATAGTTGATGTTAATTGTGGCGATTTAGTAATATCTCACACAGGACTACAACGAAAGGTAATTAGAAGAAAGTATAGATATTACACTGGGTCTATATACAAAATCAGTACTGATGTTGACAATCCTATCGAGGTCACAGCCTATCATCCGATATGGAATGGTCGCAAATTTGTTTCGGCGAAACATTTGATGGTTGGTGATAAGCTATCGTCTTTCGTATGTAACGATGGTGATTCATCACCAGTTCAAAATATTGTTTATGTAATCAAAATAGAGGTATACGATTATTCTGGCTGGGTCTATAATTTAGAGGTAGAAGAAGACCATTCGTATCTAGCCCAGGGCATTGTTCATCACAATTGCTTTGTTGCAGACTCGGATGGTATATATAAAAGAAGTTTGATCGAGGCGTGTACAACATATCCAGGCAAACCCATCACGACGCCAGACGGAGATATTGTGTTTACGCCAATAACCCGAGCACAGAAGGGTGTCAAGTACGTGATCGGAATTGACCCAGCAGCAGAACGGGATAATTTGGCAATAACCATAATAGAGGTTTGGCCTAATCACTGGAGAATAGTATATTGCTGGGCAGTTAACAAACCAGAGTTTGAGAAACGTAAGAAGCGAGGGTTGGTTACAAACAAAGACTATTACGATTACTGTTGCTCTCGTATACGAGATGTCGTTAAGGCGTTTTCGCCTATTCGCATAGAGATGGATAGTCAGGGTGGTGGATATGCTATAGCCGAGATGCTAAGGAATAAAAAGCTATTAGATCCATCTAAAGGGGATATGCCAATTTATGAGGTAATTGATTTTGATGCACCAAAGGCAATGGACGAAGAGAGGGATGGGCCACATATATTACATCTTATCGCGCAATCGACCGAATGGAATAGTCAGTCTAATTTGTTTATGCACAAGAGCTTTGAAACCAGAAAACTATTGTTCCCAGGAATAAATACCGTTAAAATGCAGGCGGCAATGGCTGTTGAAAATCTTGCCGGAATAACAACCGATACTTACGAAGACATCGTTCATAATATCGAAGAACTTAAAAACGAATTATGTGCCATCAAAATGACATCGACTCCGACTGGAAAGGAAAAATTCGAAGCACCTTCTGTTACAGAAATGAGCATATCTGAGGGTAAGAAAAAAACCCATAAGATGCGAAAGGATAGGTATACCAGTTTGTTGATTGCTCACAGATATGTCTACGACAACGATATAACTCCTCCTCCAATAATAGATTATGATGATGTCCCAGGTAACATCAGGGCTGTTAACGTGGACCCGTCAGAGGGTATGTATCGCGGACCAGGAATTGCAGGATTCAGAAATGCAGAGTGGGCCAGAAGCAATAATGTCGCTGCCGTAAAACGCGGAGAGGTGTATAATCAATAGAACCGTAGTCGGACTATAATTACACTAGGAGATATCAATGTCCAAGAAAAAGATCGACACAAAATCTATTCCAGTTGTTAAACCAACTAAGGATAATCGGTTGTACACAAAAGACTTCAATAAGGCCGGTAGCATAGATGATCCGTTTATTGTACGAGCCGTTGGGTCATCGAGTAGTGTTCATCAAAGGTCTGGGTACAATAGATATGACAAAGACAACTCGCGCTTGGAAGATAGGATTCCGACAGAGCACGGGGATATAATTCTAGGTTGTCAATCTATTTATAGACGAAATGGTATGGTTAGAAACATCGTCGATCTTATGGCCGATTTTGCTTCAGAGGGAATAGAGTTAGTCCACCCGGTTCGTGCTCAACAGCATTTTTTCCAGGAGTGGGCGAAACGCGTTAAATTACAAGATCGCGTTCACGATTTTATGAAGAATATGCTACGAGACGGGAATGTGATTATTCATAGAAAGTTTGGGTTTTTATCCAAACCGGCGCGTAAGCAGTTCGTTAGGGCCGAGGATGATATTGAGATTGATAAACCAGAAAGAGTTACCAAAGACAAAAAAGCATTAAATAAGTGGATTATTCCATGGAAATACGTATTCATATCTCCGGCTATTTGCAAGAAGGGTGGTGGTACTCTCGCTCGTTTTTATGGAGACGACACAATTGTAATGACAATATCACCAGATCTTCGTCGTGCTATCTCAGATCCGAAAAGTGCGGCCGACAAAGAGTTGGCTAACAAGTTACCGTCAGATATTATCAAAGCGGCTAAAAACAAGAAGGGCGAAGTTGTTCTAGATCCCGCAAGAACATACGTATCGTACTACAAAAAGGATGACTGGGATGATTGGGGTACGCCATTTTTGTATTCTGTGCTCGAAGACATCATGCTTAAGGATAAAATGCGGCTAGCCGACATAGCCGCGTTAGATGGAATTATTAACGTCATACGTGTCTGGAAACTTGGAAAATCCGATAAGCAGATATTACCCACCAAAGCTGCGGTTTCTAAGTTGATAGGTATACTACAAAATAATTGTGGTGGCGGTGCAATGGATATTGTTTGGGATGATATGATTGACTTACAAGTCGAGTATCCACCGACAGATAAGATTCTTGGAGACAGTAAATATAAGTCAGTAAATACGGATATTGTTAGGGGGCTCGGTGTACCAGACGCACTTTTGGGCGGCACCGATATGGCAACGAGGAATGGGCAAACTGCGTTTGTTCAACTGAAGACCCTTGTTGAAAGATTAGAGTACGTTCGATCAAAGGCATTGGAATGGCTAGAGACAGAGCTTACTCTAGTAACCAAGGCAATGGGATTCAAGCGCATGCCGACTATTCGTTTTGGCACCATGTCTTTACGAGACGAGGCCGCTGAAAAAGCCCTAGTGATACAGTTGCTTGATCGCGGGATTATATCAATAGAAACTGTATTGAAAGTATTTGGTCACGACTTTGTGATTGAGTTAGAGAGATTGAAAGAAGAACAGGATTTACGCGATGCGGCGAAGCCGGTTCTTGAGAAGGCTGGGCCATACAACAGACCGTTCAGCGTTATGGACCGCCAGACAGATAACGCCATTAGGCTAGAAGAAAGCAAATCTGGCGGTACTGGCGGAGGGGACAATCCATTCGGCGACCAGCCTAAAGATGATTCTATTTCGCCGAAAAATGGTAGGCCATCTAATCAACCAAGCACTAAGCCAAGAGACACCAGAACCCCAAAGACATTGAGTTATGTGTATGAGAATATAGCAGAAACTTTCTTGGATGAGATCGATAAATGCGTAGACCCTATGTTTTTATCGTCAAAGGGAATCGGTAATATCAGAAAGGCTTCTGCGGCACAGCGGACAGAACTTGAAAATATTAAATGGTCTATATTGTGCTGTTTATCACTGACCGATAGGGTTACAGACGAAACAATAAGTGCTGCGCTGGCAAAAACATCTGATGATACAGTGGTGTTGATCGATAAAACATATAGACAACTATATAGCGAGTTTATGTCTATTGTTTCCAAGCAACCAACACTACCAGAGCGAAGGCGACTTATGTCCACTGCATGGGCTATACATGCGATAAAGAGAGATGGCGATGAATATAATTGAGGTGTTCGATAGGGCAGTTGCGTTATTTGGCGATAAATCGTGGCCAGACGAAGCATTTGTGGTAGAGGCTGGCGCAGAGAAGGACGAGGATGGTAAGACTCTGCAAAAATGCCGTCACCTACCACATCACTCAAAGACAGTAACAGATCCGAACGATAACGGCACGGTAGACCTACCGCACCTGCGCAATGCACTGGCCCGCGTGAATCAGGTTGAACCAGTTAAAGAAAGTGCGGTTAAGTTTCGTAAGCGAGCACAATCACACCTTGCTCGTCATGCAAAAGCACTACTTAAGACACATAAGGAAGAGGCGGAAGAATTGATTAGGGAATTTGATCTAAACACCGAAGAATGGGGAGGTTAAAATGGCAATTATTAGTATCGCAGTTGATACGAGTAGCAGAGAAAGTGTTATCACGGTTGATGGCCAAATTGTTGCGGCCAAATGCTTTATGGTCGAAAAGTATGTTGACGCAGATGGTGTATCGAGGCTAAGTCTTTCATATTGCAAGGACGATAAAGATGAAAGCGGTCTTGATCGCGTAACATACTGGTATTTGCCACAACCAGAAGAGACAAATGCATCTCTTAACGAGCACGGACTAGCTCAGCGCAAAGATCAAACGCCATCAGAGGTAGCTGGCAACGTAGCGTCTTTTGTCATGAATCCTCGTTAAATCCTTACAATCAAATATATTGGCACTTGTTGTGTGTATAAAACTATGAGGAAACTATGGGCACAATACCAGTTTACCAATCAGAGATAGACGCTGGAATCGGTGGTTCTATTGAAAAATCCATTGCTTCTGTTGATGGATTGGTTTGTGTATCAGATTACAAATGTGAGTCTAGCGATTTTGATACGACAATAAGAAAACTTCTATCAAGTGCAGACTTACAGGAAGTTATGAATGACATAAACCAGCCCGATTTGGCATACATAACATCGATCCTTGTTAGCACCGGCTGGAACAAAAACGATGACGTGTTTTTGCCAGAAGAAGTTTGGTCTGCACGCCAAAGTCCAGTACATAAGCCTATCAATATTGGACACAAGGATGCCGAAATCATTGGTCACATGATAAGCAGCAGGGCAGTAAACAAGGATGGCTCGGACATAGTAGAAGACAACACACCAGAGACATATGACCTTGAAGTCGTTGGTGTTCTATATAAAGACCTTTCATCGTATAGAGAAAAGATTGAGGCTATTTTAGAAGCGGCAAGAAATGGCAAGATTTTTGTTTCGATGGAGGCTTGGTTTGATGATTTCGCATACGCCATGATTAATCCCACAACCGGTGAGAGCAAGGTTATAGAGAGAAATGAACAGACCTCATTTTTGACTAAGTATTTGAGAGCTTATGGTGGCAATGGTTTGTACGAGAATATCCGTATCGGAAGAGTGTTGAAGAATATCGTTTTTGCTGGTAAGGGTATTGTCAGTAACCCTGCCAATCCAGATTCGGTTATTAAGGAAGTAGCCGCTAAGGTTGCCGCAAACGAACAAGTAGGAGGTATGGAAACTATGGCTGAAGAGAACGTTGATATGCAGGCTCTTCAGGACAAAATCGACGAGGTGACTAAGACACTAGAAACCAAAGATGCTGAGATTGCCGAATTAACACAAAAGGTTTCTGAGTCTGAGGCCAAATTGGTTGATGTTCAAACGAAGCTAGACGAAGTAAGTGCTAAGCTTCTAGAGTCTGACAAGCAACTCGCGGAAGTGACCGGTCGCGCCGAAACAGCAGAGGCTGAACTAGTTGGTATTCGCAAGAATGAACTAGCGCGTCAAAGACTGGCAGAACTGGCCAAGGTCAAAAGCATTTCTGATGAGGCTGAAACATTGGCCGAACTTCGAGAAATGAGCGAAGAAACATTTGCTTTGATTCTGAAGTACGCTGGCGAAACCAAGACAAATGCAGGAACAGAGGCGGAAACCGAAAAGACAGATGATTCTACCAGTGCCGAAGTTCTTGATGATGTCAAGACAGAGGAAACACCGGACTTGCAAGGTGGCAATGGTGAGACAGAGACTGTATCTGTTATCAAAGCTGCCAAGGCAACCGCTGAATGTTTGTTAAAACGTAATAGTGTAATTGAGTAAGGGAGGTAATAGAAATGGCTCTAAAACCAGATCGCGACTACAATGCGATGGATGACATCAGCTATTTCTGGACTGATACCGCCGCAACAGTAGAAAAGGGCGGCTGTGCAAGTCTGGTTACAGCCGGATCAGGTGTATCGCTTGATGACACCAACAACGTAGTAGAATACGCTGCTGATCCGTCGGGTGCTGTCCCCAAGGGTGTGATGCTAGCAGATGTTGCTGTGTACACACCAACCACAAGGTTCCACCGGAACTTTGATAATGGCGAAGTTCTTCCAGGCGAAAAGGTCTGCCTGATTAGGAAGGGCTGGGTTGTTACCGATATGATCACCGGCACACCAACGGCGGGCGGCGATGCATATCTGGGTGTCAGTGGGTATTTTGCCACTGAGATGCCCTCCGGTAGCTATTCAGTTGTCGTTGGCAAATTCGAAACGACCGCAGATCCAGATGGTTTCGTTAAGGTCTTTGTTGATCTGTAATAGGAGGGAAAACCAATGAAAGACAACAAAATTATTAAGCCAGACGAAAAGATGACCGCCCTCCTGAAAGCCACTGGCTCACAAGATCAGGCTGAGGCTGTCAATGCCATGCGGGCTTTGGCCCAGGCGTTGGAGGAACCATTGCGTCAGGGTATCCTTCCTGGCGATATTTTTGGCGATATATTTACGGTAGAGAATCTTGATCCAAGTGCTACCGCAGAATATCCGCTAGATTTCTATCAACCAGGAATGGAAAATGACTATGTTGCTTATTCGCTACCCCAAGAAGGCGCTGTTCCACAGCGACACATTGGTGGCGATCTAGTGACCGTACAGACCTACGATATCGGCAATTCGATTGACTGGCTACTGAAATACAGTCGTCAGGCTCGTTGGAATATCGTGGCTCGCGCCGTGGAGGTTCTCGAAGCCGGTTTCATCAAGAAACTCAATACTGATGGCTGGAGAGTTTTGCTGGCTGCTGGTGTTGGTCGTGGGATCTTGATTTATGATAACGCTGCTGCTGCGGGTCAATTTACCAAGCGACTGGTCAGTCTTATGAAGACCAGTATGCGGCGTACTGCCGGAGGCAACTCCGCGTCAGAAAATCGTGGTCGTTTGACTGACCTCTACATTTCGCCAGAAGCGCTCGAAGACATTCGTGACTGGGACGAAGACGATGTTGACGACGTGACTCGTAGAGAGATTTTCACCGCACGAGATGGTATGCTTAGCCAGATCTACGGCGTCAATCTTCACGATATCGACGAATTGGGCGAGGATCAAGAGTTTCAGAATTACTTTGATGATGTACTAAGTGGTTCTATGGGAACATCAGATACCGAGATCGTGGTTGGCCTAGACCTGAGCAAGAACGATTCGTTCGTTATGCCAGTTAAAGAGCCACTATCGGTGTTTGAAGATCCCGCACTGCATCGTCGACGTAGGGCTGGTCTCTATGGTTGGATGGAAGCCGGTTTCGCGTGCCTGGATGAGCGGCGCGTACTGCTGGGTAGCTTCTAATCTAATCATCAACTAACCAAGTAGTTAAGAAAGACCCATCAATTATGGTGGGTCTTTTTTTGTGTATAATAAGGTGATGAATAGTCCTTTTTTGAATAACACGATTGTCGGATTATACAATACCGGACTAAGCTGCGCTGATATAGCAGAAATAGACGGAAGAAGCGAGAGTACTATTAGGTTGATACTACAAAGTAGCGGCATTAAACTTAGATCCAGATCTGAGGCTAACAAAAAAATAGCAGATAACACACTTATTACCCTTTACAATCTTGGCTTATCATGTTCTCAGATAGGTACGTTGCTTGGCATACATCCAACAACGATAATTAAGCGATTCAAAAATATAGGTTTCCCAATGAGATCCAATAGAACAGCGATGGCAGTATCGTATTCGGAAAGAGAGTTTAACGAATTCTTTTGTAATCACAATTTCACAGAAATGATCATCCAATAACCGGAGAGCCACAAAATGGCATTACTTAGATCAGATGAATGTGTATCATACGCACGATTCGATGGGGCTTTGGGTCCATATGACCACAAAAACAACATTGCATTAAGCGGAGCTATCACGTTCGGATCTGGTATTTTGGGACAGTCGTTTCTTGGCATCGGTGCTAGAAATATCTTTGGTCCCCAGGCTGTGTTTTGCTCAGGAACCACATCATCTGCGTCAATGTGTAACATAGATGCTACACGGGTACTGATTTGCTACGCTGATAGTAACGACGGAAATTACGGCAAGGCCGTGATTGGGTCTGTATCTGGAGACACAATTTCGTTTGGAGCAGTAACAACTTTCCTGAGTGGAGGGGCGGCTTCTCAAATAAAAGTAATTGCTCTATCACCCACCAATGCAATTGTCTGTTATCAAGACGGATCTGCTAGCGAACATGGCCTAGTCAGAGTATGTTCTATCTCCGGAACAGACATTACGTGGGGAAACACAGCAGAATTCTATTCGTCGTTTGGTAACTTTGCAGCACTAGATGCTACCAGAATTCATACAAGTGGTTTCGTTGTGGTATACAAAGATAATGTCGATTCAGAACATGGTAAGTCAAGAGTTGGTATTTTTGATGGAACCAATATTTCTTTTGGATCTGTTACAGACTTTTTTTCTACGGGCATTGCAACTAACATAGCGATTACATCAACAACATCCGCACAGGTTATAGTTGCATATACAGATGGAAATTCAGGCAATAACGGTAAGGCCAAAGTAGGAACAATAGCTGGTAACGTTATTTCATGGGGTAGTGCAACAACTTTTGACTCTTCTGGACCGGTCTCCAATGTTGCCATATCAACCGCCGGAACAACCGTCGGTGGCAATTACAGGATAGTTATTAGCTGGTATCGTGGTCAGTTTTCTGGTACATGGCCGCATGGAGCATCGCGAAGAGGCGTCCTAACTGGTGGGTCGTTATCATGGGACACCTCGTACACTCAGATCGCATACTCGTATAATCTATTTTCCAAACCATCTATAATCCAGATAGATAACGATACTGTTGTCGTTGGCTTTCAAAAAACATATGGATCTGTGTCTGTAGGACAAACAAATTCTGTAGATAATCTTGTATACTGGTCTAATCCAGATACATTCTATCCACTGGCATGTAATACATTACTGGTAACAAAATGTGACGGGGATAAATTTGTTGTTGGATGTATCGACTCAAATAACATCGGAAGAATATGTGTTGGGAGCATAGTGCGCGAAGCAAAGATAATGACCACTAATTCCGCACCCAAATCTTCCGTCGGGCAAACAGGTGTTGCGGTAGTCGGATGGTATCAAAATCCTTCTGTCGGTTCATCAAGAACTATAATAAGTCGTGGATATGAAGTATCTATTATTCCTACTCATATAACGCTGGGATCTGGAACATCTGTTGCATATTGGGATGACGCGTCGATAAGTTATCTATTGGGCCAGTTGAATGATGGCGATAAGCACTTTTTATCAATGTATTTCTCTAATGTTAGTGGCGGAATATGGGATTTTACTACGTCAATAGATGGAAGTGGATATGTATCACATGGAACACAGGATACTGGATATGTGCCAATTTCAACAGCGAACACTCCGTTAGCATATACAAATCAGTTGTCTACCCTGAATACTTGGGTAGACGAAAATGCAATGTGGTTTACACCAGTTAGGTTTAGTGACTATCAAACGACTTCTATGTACGGCCTTACTGGAAGTGGTTTTAATCTAAGTTCATATACCGATAAAATAGAGGCTGTGTATAGTGGAATAGTACCGTTCACCTTATACGGACCTACTCAAATTACGGGAGAAATGCCTTGTTTGGTCAAGGCAGAAGATTTGCCATATGAGATAAGTGGCGCTGTTTTTTATCATCCACTTAACGACAGAAAGGAATGGATTAAAAAGCAGACATGGTATGGTCCTGGCACATTTGTTGATGGACAGGTAAGCGGAGCACTGTCTTTTGACTTGTCGCAAAATTTCTCGATACCAGCATCCGGCGCAATTCGCATGGGAATAGCCTATACAATTCCCTATATTCGTATTGCGCCTATGGACGACGACAGAGCAATTACATTAACAGGCGGAGGAAGTCAGCATAGATGGATGGGTATCGCTGCTTCTGGTGGAATAGTTGCTAGCGGGATAGAGCTTAATACTGGATTAACCGCAGCATCATGTTTTAGTTTGTCTCCGTTGGGTGATGATAGGGCGTTCTCTTTATCATCGTTTGGTGGTGGCAATTATGCGTTTGTTGTTAAAATGAATCCAGATCTTAGTATTACATCTGGTACGCGATTTTATCCGACCACATTCGGGGCAATACGAATGTACCCATTTAATACAATTTGTCTAAGGGCTTCTGGTGGGTATGAACAAAATGTCGTTGCTTCATTCTTAAATTCAACAAATCAAACTAATATCTATCTATATACTACATCCGGCATGTATGTTACTGGAAGAGAATCTGGGACATATGATGGATGGAATTATGGTCAAGCCCTTCCTGTTGTTACAAAAATAGATGATAGCCACTTTATACTTTGTCATGGAAGGCACAATAGAATGAACGTCATTCGCCTAAACGACGATAATTCATTAACGTATGGGCGAGATGTTAGAGATTATTCCATGCCAATAACATGTCACTATTCATACTTATTAAATCTTGGTGGTGGAAGTGGTATATGGGCATATCCACACAAAATTAATACAGTTAACAAAAACGCCTATGTGCCGGTATTGTTAACCGACACAGGTATTAAATTATCCGACCCGCCAGAATCAACACAGTACTCAAACCTAGATATGGGGTATGGCTTTTATGGACATCCAAGCTATGACTCCACAATCCCAGACAATCTAATGTGTAAAATCGACGAAACATCTTTTGTAACATTTAACAATACGCTTGTGTCACATAACAATACGCTTGTGTCACATCAATGGTATTGGTTTAGAAATAATCAAAGCGGTATTTCTGTAATAACATCTGGGTTGTTGTCTGCCGAACCGATTGGGGGAACTGATGATAGGGCTGGATATCCAACGGTGTCTAATTTTAATCCAGGAGGTGCGCTGTTCGCCTGGAGGCGACTGAGCGACAATACCGGAGTGTGTCGATTCATTGCGATTCAAGATTCCATGCCTATTTCTGGTAATTTATCGGTATTTACCTCTAATGCGCCAAAATTCATTACGGCAATAAATCATGGAACATCTGGTGCGATAATTTGTTATCACGATACGACAGATGCAAATACATTAAAGGCAACATACGCTTCTGTTAGTGGATTATCCATGAGTTTTTCGTCTCCGATTGTATACGATAATGGTCGTTCGGATAATTATAGCTGGACACAAAAAATTATCAATATCGACACTGATAAATTCGCTGTGTTCTATAACAATACAAATGGACAAGCAAGTTATTGTCTATTAACGGTCAGTGGAACATCTTTGTCGTGTGGTAGTGGAACGGTTTTTGACACAAGTACTGCCGGTTATTCACTCGTTAACCTAAACGCGATAAACTTGGGTAACAATAGTTTAGCTATTTTTGGATCTAAAAATTATAGCGTTTCTGGATCTGGTTTTGTTGGAATAACAGCGAGTGTCAGTGGAGACACTATCGTATTTTCCCCAACACAAACAACAATTCTTGCCTATAACAAATATTCGTCGTCAACATATTCCCCGTGCTGGAGAGTATCGCCAGTCTACGATAATAACAAACTATATTTTTCGTGGTGCGATAATACCGTACTGTCATCCGAGCCACAAGGATATGCTATAGCCCAACTGGGCACGATAGATGAGGACGTAATCGGTGTCTCTGGAGATCGCATATTTGGTAGACAGGTAGACACGGAAGCGTATACTGAATTATATTATGGTATGTGCAAGATCAATGATAACACGATTCTTAATGGGCAATGTCAACCGGGTACTATAGCACAAACATATCCAGTATGGTTTCAACCACTTCGGATCGATACGTCAGGGTTAACAATTTCACCAATTTTAGATCCAACACAAGAAACACAAGCACCGGGTGTCAGTAATGACCTAGCGATGTTATCGAATAATAGGGCTATATATGCTGGATACTCGTCAACGGCCCTCGGTTTTGAATCGACATGTATTACCTTTGATCCAGTAAGTGGAACGGTTAGTGTAGGTGATTATTTGCCGACATCATGGCCAATATCAACTAGGCCGCACATAGTTAACGTAGGAGAAGACAGGGCTGCGTATGGAGTTGTTTCTAGTTTACCGAATAATAGATTGCATGTTGGCTGGATATATGCAGGATTATCCGGTGCCCTAGTTGCGCCAAATAGCGATCAATACCAAAGCACCATTGGCAAAGAACAGTTCATGCTCATGCTATGGAGCAAAAATCCATCAATTAGTGGATCAACATTTTGGGTTGAACGAGATGTCAAAATACAGTTATTAGATAATAAGGTTAGATTTGGTACTAATACGGTCGAGTGGGAAACCACTGAATTATCTGGGCTACTATCCACAATAAATAACGGCCAACCACACTTTCTAATCGTAGATATACAGCATTCCGGTGATGGCATATGGTCATTACGCACTTCGCTAGACGGAACAACATGGGTCGATCATGGTGTCCAAACTAGTGGCATAGAACTACCTCCATCCGGAAACTCAAATGCACAAATATTTATGTCGCCAGAGAGGGAATACGCCCCGTCGATATGGCTTGACGAGGTATATCTATACGCTGGCCAAAAGGGCGTTGATCTAAATACGTTCGAAATAGAAAAGGCGTACAGTCTTGGTGCTATTAAACACATAGGATTAGATAACTACGGTGCAAGCCCTGCTTCAAACGCAAACTCAATAGATCTATTTTTGAAAAGCGCATGCCCATTTATTTCTTCGTCTGGCGCAGTATTTTACCAAACCTATGAAAGATACTTTGACTCACAAAGCTCTGGCAATGCGCATGAACACATACTGGGAGAGGGATGGATTCCATCTACCACAAGTTTAGCCGCTTTTACATCCGGCGTAGCCGGTTCTGGTGGACTACAAACTTCTAATGGTACCTTGTACTGGTATGAGCCCATCGCAACGACAGCCAGAGATAGACTTTATAATGGTCAGAACTATACCATGGTTACATGGTGGGACTGCAATAGGGGTGGTGGATTATCAAGCGATTTTGTTGGCCTTGGACAGGGTTCTCCTATTTATCACGGTCTAACAATTCAGTCGTCTGGGACGAGCGGATTTATATTAAATGCAGTAGCGAATGGGGTAACATACCCAGTTAACAGTATTCAAACCGACATTAATCAGTCTAAGGCATTTGTGGCCGGTCGCATTGAATTTGTAACCGGAGAAATTATCGGGTTACTATCGATTAATGGATCTCCGTGGTATTCTGGGTCTACGCCATACGCTGGTTCTAGAAATAACAATTCTTCAAGATATGGCGTATACACATATATTGCTCCTGGTGTTGACAGAGCATGTATGGTTGATGAAAGTATCTTGTGGAAAGACATCGACAGATTTAGTCAATACGAACTCAATGGTCTGTATATGCTTGGTCTACAAGGTTTGACTATAGCGTGTAATTCCGCTGATGGTTTTGATCCA